CGTCATGGAGTGGCCGACGAACAAACACGTTCGGATGCACCCCGCGCTTGAGCAGTTCCGCACCGACCTGGTGACGCACGCGATCACGCACGACGGGTGCCCGATCACCGCGGCGCACATGGCGAACGCGGTGAAGCGGGCGGCGCCGGGCGACAGGTACGTGCTGGCGAAGCCGGCGGGTGCGGATCACCAGAAGATCGACGCGGCGATGGCCGCGGTGCTGGCTCACAGGGCGGCGGCGGACGCGCGCGCCGACGGCTGGGCGCTTCCGCAAGAGAACTTCGTGTACTTCATCTGACGGCCGCCGAGAGGGGTAGCTGTGCCGCTCTCCCCCCTCGAGGCCGCCGCCAAGGTGGAGTCTCTGTACGGGCGCCTGACTGCGCGCCGGAACGTCGCCGAGCAGCGTGACGCGTACTACCGCGGGAAGCAGCCGCTGACGTACGCGTCGGACGAGTGGCGCAAGTTCCACGCCGACCGTTACGCCGGCTTCTCCGACAACTGGTGCGGCGTCGTCGCCGACTCTCCCGCGGAGCGGCTGCGGGTCGACGGGTTCCGCCTCGACGACGTCGAGGGGCTCTCGGATGCCGAGAAGCTGCTCTGGCGCGACTGGTCGTTCAACGACATGGAGGCGCAGTCGTCGCAGGGCTTCCTGTCGTCGATCGTGACGTCGAGCTCCGCGGTGCTCGTGTGGGGCAATGACAGCGACGAGCCTGTCTACACCTGGGAGCACTCCGGGCAGATGGTCGTGGTTCGCCACCCGGCGACGCGGCAGCGGACGGCGGCGCTGAAGTCGTGGGTCGAGGGCGACCTCGAGATGGCGACGCTGTACACCGTCGATGAGGTGTGGAAGTTCAAGCGCCCCTACTCCGGCAAGTCGACGGGCGAGCTGGCCGTCGCAGACGCGCACGGCCGCATCGTCGGCACGTCGACGCAGGCCGTCGGTGTCGGCTCGGGCTGGTCGGAGCGCCGCGACGAGGGCGACGACGCCTGGCCGATCCCGCACGACCTGGGCGAAGTGCCCGTCGTGGACGTGCCGAACCGGCCGATGCTCGACGGCGAGCCCATGTCGGACATCGCCGGCACGATGGCGATGCAGGACGCGGTCAACGCCCTGTGGGCGTACCTGTTCACCGCCGCCGACTACGCGTCGATGACGGCGCGGGTCGTGCTGGGCGCGGAGCCGCCGAAGATCCCGATCCTCGACGCCGACGGGAACATCATCGGGTCGAAGCCGGCGAAGCTCGAGGACTTGGCGAACGGCCGGCTGCTGTTCCTGCCGGGCGCGAACGGCGCCGCCCCGAACATCGACCAGTGGGACTCCGCGAAGCTCGATGTGTTCACGGACGCCATCGAGGTCGCCGTCGGGCACATCGCGGCGCAGACCCGCACCCCGCAGCACTACCTCATCGGCAAGATGGCGAACCTGTCCGCGGACGCCCTGAAGGCGGCGGAGACGGGCCTCGTCAAGAAGGTCGAGGAGCAGCAGCTGTTCTTCGGCCCTGCGATGCGCGACGTGTTCCGCCTGGGCGCCCTGGTCCGCGGCGACAAGAAGCTCGCCGAGGCGTGCCGTGCCGGCAAGGTGCTGTGGAAGGACGCGGAGAACCGCTCCGACGCGCAGCGCGCCGACGCCCTGCTCAAGAAGAAGCAGATCGGCTACCCGCTGCGCTACCTGCTCGAGCAGGACGGGCTGAACCCGACCGAGATCGACCGTGTGATGGCGATGGTCGAGGCGGAGCGGTCGGACCCGACGCTCGAGGCTGTGGCGCGCGAGCTGGCCGGCCCGGTGACCGGAGGCGCGGACGATGGCGACGCCCCGGTCGTCGGCTAGGTTCTACCGCTCGCAGCAGCGGCTCGCGGTCCTGACGATCTCGGCGACGCGCCGCACCTGGGCCCGCATGGGCCCCGACTTCGACCGCTCCTGGGCGGATGTGGGGCCGCGCCTGGTGGTGCTGGCCTCGGGTGCGCAACTGACGGCGGCGCGCTACGGCGCGGCGTACGTGCCGGATGTGCTGGCGGAGACGGGGCAGCCCGACGACCCGGCTGGGATCGTGAACCCTCGCGGGTTCGCGGGGACGGCGGCGGACGGGCGCACCCTCGACGGCCTCCTGTACGGCGCTGTGACGCACGCGAAGGACGCGGTGGCTGCCGGGCAGCCCCCCTCGTCTGCGCTCGCCCTGGGCGGGCGCTGGCTGGACATGGTGGCGCAGGGGATCGTCGCCGACGCCGGCCGCGCGTCGACGTCGGTGGGCATCGCGGCGCGGCCGCGGATGGGCTGGGTGCGGATGGTGAATCCGCCGTGCTGCTCGCGCTGCGCGATCCTCGCCGGCAAGCACTTCACGTTCAATCAGGGCTTCGCGCGGCACCCGCGCTGCGACTGCACGCACATCCCGTCGCTCGAGTCGAACGCCGGCGACTTCCGCACGAACCCGGACGCGCTGGCGCGCGAGGGCCGGATCACGGACCTGCGCCCCGATGAGGCGCGGGCGATCCGCGAGGGCGCCGACCTGTCGCAGCTCGTCAACGCCCGTCGCGGCACGGCGGGCCTGGGCGGGATGTACACGACGACCGGGACGACGCGCCGCGGCCTCGCCGGCAAGCGGCTGGGCGGCCAACGCCGCCTCACCCCCGAAGCCATCTACAAGCGCGCGGGCGATGACCGCGCCGAGGCTGTGCGGCTCCTCCGCGAGCACGCCTACCTCCTCTAGAACCCCCGCCGCCCGCAAGGGGCGTCGGTCGATCTCTCGCAAGGAGAGAACATGCCGGACCAGGACGAGAACATCACCGACGACGCCGCCGACGCGGCCGCCGACGTGAGCACCGACGATTCGGGTGCTGACGTTGCGGCCGACGCCGACGACAAGGTCGACGGTGAGGAAGCCCTCGGCGACGCCGGCAAGCAGGCGCTGGACCGCACGAAGCAGCGGCTGAAGGACGAGCGCGCGGCCCGCCGCGCCCTCGAGGCCGAGCTCGCCGAGCTGCGGAAGGGCAAGCCGGCGGAGGGCGAGCAGCCCGACGTCGAAGCGATCCGCGCCGAGGCCCGCCGCGAGGCGCAGGCCGAGGCGAACCAGCGCGCCCTGCGCGCGGAGATCAAGGCGGCGGCCACCGGCAAGCTCGCGGACCCGGCCGACGCCCTGACCTTCATCGACGCGACCGACCTCGAGGTCGACGCCGACGGCAACGTCGACGCCGACGAGCTGGCGGAAGCGATCGACGACCTGCTCAAGAGGAAGCCCTACCTCGCCGCTGCCGCGCAAGGCGGCCAGCGGTTCAAGGGCACCGCCGACGGCGGCACTCGCAAGGAGACACGCCCGGCACAGCTCACCCAGGCAGACATGGCCCGGATGAGTCCCGAACAGATCGTCGACGCCACCGACAAGGGCCAGTTCGACGTGCTGCTCGGTCGTACGTGACCACCTCCTAGCCTCTCGAAAGGGGCCAAGCCGTCATGGCTGTTACCAACTTCATTCCCGACTTGTGGGCTGCTCAGCTCCTCGTCTCCCTGCGCAAGAAGCTCGTGGCCGGCGTCGCCTGCGTGAACCGCGACTACGAGGGCCAGATCAAGCGCCAGGGCGACTCCGTGAAGATCACGTCGATCAACGACGTGACCATCGGGTCGTACACCGTGCACACCGACATCACCGTCGAGGACATCGACGACGCGACCCGGTCGCTGCTCATCGACCAGGCGAAGTACTTCGCCGTGGAGCTCGACGACGTCGAGGCCGCGCAGCACGTCAAGGGCGGCGGCTCCCCGCTGGCCCAGGCCGTCGACAACGCCGCGTACCAACTGGCGTCCACGGCCGACGCGTTCCTGCTCGACCTGATCAACGACGCGGCCGAGGGCACGGGCAACGACCTGGGCACGGTCGCCATCCACACCACGGCCCGCAACCTGTACGACGCGTTCGTCGACCTGGCGGTCGCGCTGGACGAGGAGAACGTGCCGGAGATGGGCCGCTTCGCGGTCGTCTCGCCCGCGGTGCACGGCCGCCTGCTGAAGCTGGACGAGTTCATCTCGGCCGGTGACAACGCCGGCGCCGCGACCCGTGCGAACGGTCGCGTGGGTGAGGTCGCCGGGCTGCAGATCTACAAGAGCAACAACCTGCCGGCCGTCACCGACGCCGCCGCGACGGGCGGGCTCGCCATCGCCGGCTACTCCGGCGCCACCACCTTCGCCGAGCAGATCGTCTCGGTCGAGGCCGCGCGCATGGAGAAGCGGTTCGCCGACATGGTGAAGGGCCTGCACGTGTACGGCGGCAAGGTCGTCCGTACCACGGGCGTCGCCAAGGTGGAGTTCGACGCCACCGCCTGATAGCCGCGTCAGCACCGCCCGCCCGGTCGAGGGGTCCTCCGGGCGGGCGGTGCTGCGCACCCCCACACGTTCTGCTCGAGGAAGGCGTCGCCGTGGCACTGGATCCGCTGGCGTCGAAGTCCGACCTCGAGAAGCGCGGGGTCGACGTCGACTCCGATGCTGCCACCCCGGCGCTCGCCGCTGCCTCGGCGGCGGTGCGCGACGCCGCGGGCTGCGCCATCTCGTCCGTCACGTCGACGGTGACGCTGGACGCGGTCACGGGCTGCTGGCTGCAGCTTCCCGGCGGCCCCGTAACGGCGGTGACTGAGGTGCTGATCGGTTCGACCGACGTGACGGACGACGTGTCGCTGCGCTTCGG